TGGAGAAAAGCGGAGGAAGGTCAGTGGTGTCAAAGCGATGACAATAAAATAGTACAGATTCTAAAAAAAGATTCTATATCCAATAACAAAGTTTTTTACGTTAGAACAATTATTGGTATGGTTCGCTTAGGTAATAATGTAAAACTAGTTGGGACTACTAAAGATAATATTTATAGATTTACAAAAAAAAGCAGTTATCAAGCTTCTAAAGAATCTTTACTTACTAACGAAAAAAAAATGTTTGCAAAGTATGTAGCTTATGGTATGAAACCAAATGAAGCTTATAAAAAAGCATACCCAAAAACTAAAAGCGAAGAATATATAAAACAAAGATCAACTGTACTGCTTAAAAATAAAACTGTGAGGCATCAAGTGGATAAAGAAATAGAAAATTTAATGTCGGATGTAGGGATTACGAAGCGTTACTTACTGGAAAACACTAAAGGCATTGTAGATAAAGAAGATACTAGGGACAACGATAAGCTTAGAGCCATAGAAACTCTAATGAAAATATCAGGAATGCTCTCTGCAGACAAAAAAGTAGACTCAGTAGCCCTAATACAAGAGTTTACTGGCTTTACCAGAGAAAAACTAAAAGCATTTGAACAAGGAATACTCCCAGAAGCTCCCAAACAACTAGATGAGTAGCGATTTTAACATTATACCCCCTCCTTCAGAGATGCAGAAGAGGGATACTGTACTTGCTAATTCCTATAAGAGTCTTATTTACTTTGGTAGGGCTTTTTTACCTAACGATTTCCTCAATAAGTCTGCTTCCCCTGAGTTTCACTTTGATGTAGCAGAAAAACTAACCACTACTAAACCCGGAAGTAGGTCATGTATTATTATGCCTAGGGGTTTTGGTAAATCTATCCTGTCTAAAACAGCCATTATGCATAAACTGGTCTTCGCACAAGACGATGAGCAGCATTTTATTGCATGGGTGTCGGAAGAACAGAGTCAGTCTATTGACCACCTAAAGTATTTACGCAATCATTTTGAAATGAATAAGCGATTAAAGTATTATTTTGGTAATCTAGATGGGGGAGCCGCTGGAAAACGCTGGACTGAAAAAGATATTGTAACTCCCAAAGGGGATAGACTCATTGCAAAGGGAACCTCACAGCGTTTAAGGGGTCGTGCAGAGGTCGATGTTAGATACACGGGTATTGTCCTTGATGATTTTGAATCAGAGCTTAACACTAAAACGCCCGAAAGACGTGCAGATATTAAGAAATGGATTGTATCCACAGTGTACCCTGCCCTAGAGGAAACTCCGGGCAGAGAGGGGTGGATTTGGCTGTCAGGAACGATTGTACACTTTGATAGTTTCTTACAAGCCGTAGTAGATGGACATAGAAAAGCCAAAGAAGAAAACAGAACGTACCCTTGGAGTGTTGTGTTTCATAGAGCCATAGAAAAAGGTAAGTCTATTTGGCCACAACAATTTTCCTTAAAAAAACTAGAAGGAAAGAAACGAGAGTTTATAGAAGCAGGTCTAGTTAATAAGTTTGCTCAAGAGTATATGAACGATGCTAGAGACATTAGCAACGCTTCTTTTAAAATAGATCGACTTCAATACTACGGAGGTAAGGTAGAGTCCAGATCTCGTTTTAATTATCTAGTAGATGGGGACAACGCCATTCCTTTAAATGTTTACATCGGTGTTGACTTAGCAGCGACTGCCTCAGAGACCTCAGACTTTCAAGTCATACTGGTTATGGGTATAGACTCAAGCAACAATCGATATGTACTTGAATACTTTAGGGAAAGAATCCCTACCTTTGATGTCCCTAAGGAAATTATAAGACTGGCTAATAAATACAGTCCAGTGCGTAGAGTAACTATTGAAACAGTAGCAGCTCAAGAAATGGTAAGAGACATGGTCACTAGACTATCTGCTCAAGAAAAAAGACTCCTACCCGGAATATTTAAAGGAGTTAAACCTCCCGCTAGGATTAAAAAGCAAGATAGACTTGAAACTAGCTTAGGCCCTATTGTCAATTCTAAAAAACTTTACATACAAAGAGAGATGACTGAGTTAGTAGATGAATTCTTTGAACACCCTAAACCTAGAAACGATGATGTAATGGATGCCTTGTATTATGCAGACTACTACGCTAAAGCTCCTAAGAGTGCCCGCACTACATTAGAAGCATTAGAAAACACATCCAATCAACCTCTTAAGAAAATAACAACAAAAGCCTATAACTGGATGACAGGGTCTAGATTGTAAAATAATATTTGTACTTTAATTCTTTTATGTTTAACATAACCTAGCTAAATACACCTATGCCAAGATACTCTAATAAATCAAAACAACGATTAGCAACGTGTGATGAGCGATTGCAAGATGTCTTCAATGAAGTCATTAAGTATGTTGATTGCAGTATTTTGGAGGGACACAGAGGAAAGGAAAGACAAAATGATTTATTTAATAAAGGCCGTACTAAAGTTAAGTATCCTAATGGTCGCCATAATGCTAGTCCTTCTAAAGCCGCTGATGTTACCCCTTATCCTGTCGATTGGGAGGATAGAGAACGTCAAACACTTTTCGCTGGCTTTGTGCTTGGAATTGCCCGTGGTATGGGTATTAAGCTGAGGTGGGGTGGAAATTGGGATATGTACGAAGAAAGAGGACGATGGGAAGTTGAAGACAATAAGTTTGATGACTTTCCTCACTTTGAGATTAAAGAGTAATGCCCGGAACTACTGACACAGTAAAAGCAAAATTAACCCCCGGTGAGTTTGTTATTCGCAAAGAAGCCGTTGATATGATAGGAGTCCCTATGCTAAACAAACTAAACAATATGCCTAAAGAAGGTGGTCACTCTGCTATTGACAACATTATTGATATGGCTACTATAGCCAATATGAAGATGATGTACGGTGGTGGTATGGTAAAGCCTAATTATGCAGGCGGTGGTATGGTTCAGCAGTACGGACATGGTGGCTCTGTAGATAAAATGATGGGTTACGCTGAAGGCGGTCAACTCAAATCAGTTCCTCAAGACAACCCCGGCCTAGGTAAATTACCAGAAATGGTTAGGAATCGCATGGGGTATATGCAGATGGGCGGTATGGTAGACAACTCATTAATAGAAATGACTGGATATAAAAGAGGTGGTTACGTTTCTGAAAAAGAAAGAAGATCTCCTATGGGAATGAAGTTTAAAAGATATGAAAATGGCGGAGAAGCCACTCTTGATGAGTTTGAAAAAAATTACGCAGAAGCAATAATGAATATGAAAAGAGCTCAAGCTGCTAGCGATATGGCAAGTGAAAAAAGAAAAGGGCTAGAGTTACTGTACGGAAATCTAGATTTTGATGATAGTATGTTGCTACCCGATGCTCCTGCTACCCCTGAAAAAGATATTTTAAGAGCTATTTTAAATCAAGCTTTAGATAAAAACGTAGTTCGTCCACTGTCAAGTGATGAGCTTATGCGGTTAATGCCGCCTAAGGAAAAACAATACCTAGTCCCGAGAAGTGATAGGAAGTTTGATTGGAGAAATATGCAAAATGGTGGAGAGGTAGATCCGTTAGGCATTGATAAGAGACAGCAGATGGGGGCAAAAGCTTATCCCGGTGGAGTAGGCCCCGTCAACGATGATCCTTTAGGTATCGACCAAAGACAAGCCAACCCTGATATATATCAAGGCAGTATGATTAGTCCTGAGTTTAGACCTAATCCTACCATGATGTTAAAGCAACAAGAGCAAATGCTTCAAAGTCAAATTGAGGACAGCATTCAAACAAAAGCTATGAAGACTTTACAGCTTCTTAAGCTAAAAGGGTTATTAAATCAAGGCGAAAGAATTGAAAATCCTTCTCCTATGTTCGACAGCCGTGATAATATGATGAAGATGATAGACAGTTTAAGGTTAGACGACATAAGAAGAAATACAATATAGTCTATGGAAAAAGATAAAAGAGCTCTATATAACGAAGAACTGCACAGGCAGTGGAGAGATGCTCGATCTGAATGGGATACTGAAGCTCGTAAAGACATTGACTTTTATTTAGGAAATCATTTTACAAGCGATGAGTCCGATGAGCTATCCTCTCGCAATCAAGCTGACATACCTATGGACAGGGTATCTGCAGCTATTGAAAAATTTAAAGCCGTTCTAACTTCAAGGGCACCTGCATTTACAGTGATTCCTAGAGAAGACTCTGATGTTCAGGTAGCTACACTTTGGAGAAGTATTCTTGGATACGTTTGGGAAAAGTCAGATGGTGACTGGCAAATGAAACAAGCTATACAGGATTATGCAACCACTGGTATGGGTTACTTATATGCTTACATTGATAGAGAATCAGATTTCGGTAGAGGTGACGTTAAGTTCACATATGTAGATCCCTTTAGAGTTTACGCATCCCCTAGCTCTAGAAATCGTTGGTTTAGCGACTCAGATGGTATTATCCTTTCCACCATCTTAACGGGTGAACAAGTCGTTAACCTCTACCCTGAATTAGGTGATCAGGTTGATCCAACGACAGGAGAGACTATACCGGGCATCATAAAAGATATTTCTGGATACACCTATGATGATGAAGATTATCCATCCTCTCAAAACAAAAACTCTATGTCTATATTTACTCCAGCAGAGGTTAAAGATAAAGATTATTTTGAAGTTAAAAAGTATCAGGTATTAGAAAGATTTTATAAAGTAAAGGTTCCTTATTATAGAGTTATTAATATGCAGAACCAAGAAGAAGACATTTTATCTCAAGAAGAATACTCTGTTTTTTATAATGAGAATAAAGAAGCGTTTGATATTCAGATGTATACCGCTATAGAAGTTTTACAAACTAGAGTAAAGGTCTGTGCTTCTTTAGGTGAGGTAGTGTTATACGAGAACATTCTGAATACGGATGAGTATCCAATTATACCACTTCCTAATATTTGGACAGGAACTCCTTATCCAAAAAGCGATGTGTCTAGAGCACGACCTATGCAAAGACTACTCAATAAACTATGGTCTCTAGCTTTGTCTCATGCACAAGCCTCAGCAGGATTAAAACTTTTAGTGCCCTTAGGAAGTGTTGAAGATTTATCTCAATTAGAAAAAGACTGGGCAAATCCTAATGCAGTTATAGAGGTAGATTCTTCACAGGGAGAACCTCATTACCCAGCTCCCCAGCCCCTAGCAGGTGAGTTTTATAGACTCATTCAACAGTCAGAATTTTACATTGACTTTATATTCGGTTTACCAGAAATGATGCATGGCTTTGCTGAAAAAGCTCCTGAAACAGTGAGAGCTACAGAAAGAATGATTTCATTGGGAAGTGAAAGACCTAAGTCTAAGTTAAGAGATATCGAGTTTAGCATTAATAAGTTAGGAAGAGTGTTGTATAATTTATCCAAAGGACATTATACCTACAAAAAGATTTTTAGAATGGCCCAACCTAATAATAATATTACTGAGGTTATGGCTAATTTTTATACAGATGTCAGTGGAGCTGTATTGGATCTTAAAAAAGATAAGCACGTTTTAGATCAACACGACATAAGAATTGAACCGGGTTCAACCATGCCTTCAAACAAGTACGCAGAGCTTGCTGTGTACCTAGAAGCATTTCAAATGGGTATCGTAGATAAATACGAAGTCTTAAAAAAGAATCCAGAATTATTTGACAAGGAAGGTATTATGAGAAGGACAGATGAGAAGCAGCAGATGATGTCTCAGATACAAGGACTTGAAGAGCAGTTAAAGAATTTGCAAGGTGACTTGCAGACAGCACAGAGAGAATCTGTTAGTGACAGGAAACGAGTGGAAGTTGAGAAGTTTAAAACAAGGCTTTCCGAAGTGTCTTCTGAATCTAAAGCAGATAGAAGAGTGCAACGTAGCAAACTAGAAAACGAGGTGAAGCTCGAGGTGGAGAAATTAGCAAGTAATCTAAAAGATGTACAAAGAGATGCTAGTTCCGCTCCTAAAGCCTAACAAAGAGACATCTAAAAAGGAGAGTTTATGTCTACACTAGAACAACAGGAAGCAAACGTCCAAAGCGAACAAGCAGTAACAAACGAGGGATTCGTGGAAGATATCGTCAATCAACAGTCTGGGCCTGAAAACCCAGAAGTAAACCAAGAGCCCGTACAAGAAGCGGCTACTTCAATTGATTATGAAGCTGAAGCTAAAAAATTTCAGTCGATGTATGATAGAGCACAAACTGAAAATGCAAAACTTCAGCAAGGAGCTCAGATCTTACAATTATTGGAGCAGAGACCAGATCTTGTAAAGACACTTGAAGACGGTATAGCTAACCCAAATCCACAACCGGAACAGCCTAAAGTAGTAAAGGATGATTTTAATCCTTGGGATGCTTTTACAGACGGTAATTCAGATTCAGGAAAGTATGTTAATACTAAGATACAATCGATGGTGGATCAAAGATTACAGACTGAACTAGCAAAACAAAAGCAACAGGTTCAAGCTGAAATGCAAATGAATAACACGGTAAATGAACTTAGGAATACTTATAAAATGTCAGATAATGACATCAATGGGTTTTTACAGTTTACAACTCAACCAAAAGAAGCGGTGGGGTTAAATAACTTAGTTAAGCTTTATCAAATGCAAAACGGCCAATCGGTTGCAAATAACGATACAATGGAAGCGGTAAAAGCGGCAAAGCAAGCTCCTAGGACTGCTGGCGTACTCCAAGGTCAACCTCAGTCTTCACAAAAAAGTGATTCTGATAAGATCTTTGATGCTGTCATCGGGAATAGTGGTTCTTTGCGATTACCGTAACTAAAACAAACAAACCACATAACCAAGAGGTAATAAAATGGCAATATCATATAACACTGGAACTTTAAAGTCTAGTGATATCACAGCATCTACTTCCTCTGCTGGTGTAGGTCAAGCTCCGGATAGGAGACGGATATTTAACTTTGGAGACCGTGTTGCTGAGTTAGCACCGGAAGAATCTCCATTCTTTGTTTATCTGTCTCAGGTAGCTAAAGCACCTACCGATGATCCAGTATTTAGATACTTGGAAAATCGTAACAAGATTAACTTTACAGATCGTTCACTTCTTTTAGCGGCTGATGTTAATGGTGGCTCCGCTGTATCTGCAGGATCGTCTTATGCGTTTACTGTTGATACTGCTGGTGGAGCAGCTGTTGAATATCTGTTAAAAGGAATGGTTGTAGCGGTTCAAACTGCAAGTCGTACAGGCGATGTAGGTATTGGACATACGATTGTTAGAGTTGATTCAGCAGTAACACATGGTAGTAGCACTTCCACATTCACAGGTAAGATTATTGATGTTTCAAACTCAAATGTTTCGGGATACAATGTTCTTAGCGATAATGACGTAGCACAAATCATCGGTACTTCTTTTGAAGAAGGATCAGGTGCTCCTGATGTATTCTCAACTGAGCTTGAAGATAATTATGGATATACTCAAATCTTTAAGACAGCAGCAGAGATGACAAACACAGCATACGCAACTCGTTACAGAGGATATGCGGATGAGTGGAGTCGTTTATGGGCTGATAAACTAAGAGAGCATAAAATTGACATTGAAAGAGCTATGCTCTTTGGTCAAAAAGCTCGTCAAGGTGGAATTCAGTACTCGGAAGGTCTAGTAGGTCACATATTAAAAAATGTTAATCCAACTGTCAACAATGATGACTTCAGCTATTCTTCTGGTAGCTCATACTATCGAAGCGTCGCACAGGCAGAAATGACTTACGACAGATTACTTAGTGATCTTGAAGTTATTTTTGATCCTGCTAGAGGTGGAGCTTCTGATAAGTTGGTGTTATGTTCTTTACCAGTGATTACTTACTTTAACAAGTTAGGTGATGGAAAATTCCTTGATGCTTCTATGGGTCATTCAAATAACAACTTCAGAGTAGACATGACCACCAGAAATGGTGCGTTTGGTCATTCTGTAATGGTTATTGACACGATTCACGGAACACTTAACCTTGTTAAGGAACCACTGTTTAGAGGCATTGCGGCTGGATTTATGCTTATGGCTGACATGAGTCAAGTTTCTTATCGTCCGTTGATTGGTAATGGAATTAACCGTGATACACAGGTTATGACCAATGTACAGTCTGCTGATGAGGACTTGAGAAAAGACATGATTCTAACTGAAGCTGGTTTAGAAGTAAGTCTTTCTGAATCTCATGCTTTGTTTAACCTAGAAAACGATTAAGGAGTTAGATAATGGCTAGAGGTTCAAGACTAAATAGTTCAAGCGGTAACTTTGATGCTAAAGTTGGAGGAATGAGACAATTAACTGGCAGTATCACATTGACAAATGCTGATTCTGGAAGTATGTTTGTTTTAAACTCTACTACAGCAATGACAGTGACACTTCCCACAGATGCAAATTGCGATATTGGATGTCATTATAAGTTTATCATTCAAACAACGAATGACAATGCTTATACGATTTCTACAGGCGATAATGCTGATAGTGGTGGAGATGATTTTGTTGGCGGTGTTATATTAGCTTCTACAACTGCAGGCTTTGGTCATGCGGTTGTTCCAGCAGCTAATGATTGCAATATTATCTTAGACGGTAATGCAGCAAACACTGGTGGCGAAAAGGGTTCATGGGTAGACGTAACTAAAATCACAGCAGATGAATGGATGGTACAAGGTTGTGTTTATAGTGACGATGCTGATACTGATGGAACCGCATTGTTTACAGACACTGATTGATAATCTGAATACATAAAGATAACAGTAATAGGTACTGTGAGGGTTGTCAATAAAAGATGGCCCTCAAAACCTAAAAGGAATTGATAATGAGTAAATGTATACATTGCAATAAAGAAAATAAAGAACAATGGTTTCACTGTAGGTCTTGTGGAAAGCAAGCCTCTGAACCTAAATTCACAACCAATATGTGGACAATGTCCGCTATGGGAAAAAGAACTGATGTTGAAATATCTACGCAATCTATAGATGAAAACACAGCTAAGATGAGGAAGAATTTAGGATATGCCTAAGAAAAAAGATTCAAGATTGGCAAGAGCTGGAGTCAGCGGTTTCAACAAGCCAAAAAGGACTCCAAGTCACCCTAAAAAATCTCATGTTGTAGTGGCTAAAGTAGGTGATAAGGTTAAGACAATACGGTTTGGACAACAAGGTGTTAAGACAAATCAAACGGTAGGCCAACGTAAAGCTTTTAAATCTCGCCATGCAAAGAATATAGCAAGAGGTAAAATGTCAGCAGCCTACTGGGCAGATAAAGTTAAATGGAGCCCCAGTAAAACTAAATCACCTTCAAAAAAATGGAAGAAAGGAAGTTAGTATGAATAAAAAAGTAAAAGCACCTGCTGGATATCATTGGATGAAATCAGGTAGTAGTTATAAGTTAATGAAGCATACGGGTAAGTTTAAATCACATAAAGGTGCAAGTCTTATGGCTGATTTTAAAGTGCAAATGAAACACGCAGGGACTAAAAAGAAAAAGTAATGTCTGCTAAACGCACAAAGGAATCTATGTGGAAGCGTATTGTAGCTTCGGTTAAGGCGGGCAGTAAAGGTGGTAATGCTGGACAATGGAGTGCAAGGAAGGCTCAGTTAGCTACAGCTCGTTACAAAAAAGCAGGTGGTGGATACAAAGGTAAGAAGTCATCAGATAATAAACTGTCAAAGTGGTCTAAGCAAAAATGGGACTATGTAAGTAAAGGTGATGAGAAAAAACCTAAAAAGAAACGAGGACGTTATCTACCTGAATCCGTTAGGAAAACTTTAACTAAAAGCGAAAAAGCGTCTACAAATAGAAAGAAAAAAGAAGCCTCTGCAAAAGGAAAACAAAGAGCGAAATATTCTAAGAAAGTAGCAGGTAAGGTAAGAAGAGCATAACATGGCAACATTTGAAGAACAAGTAGAAGGCTTAACTAGTTTAGCGATTACTGGCAGTAGTGCCCCTACTCAAAATGAGTTGAGTCAGTTTTTGTCAGATGGTGCTATGGAAGTTATAAATGCTATGCCATCAAATTTAAAAAGATTTTGTGCTACTGAAGATACTTTTACAAGCACTGCGGTAGGCAGTGAGGCTGAGACTCTTGACTCTGCTCAAGTATTGTCAGTAACTAGAAACGATGGAACTATAGAGCAGCCTTGTAGATTGATATCATCAACATTAAGAGGTAGGGCTTCTGATAGCGACGATATGAACGCAGCTACAACTACAGACCCTGTATATTATATATATAACGGCAAGTTAAATGCGTTGCCTGCTTCTGGTAGTTGTAAGTATTTAGAAGTAAATAATCCATCAGTAGCTTATGGAGATTCTGCAATAGGAAATTTTCCAGATGAGTATGAATATTTAGTTCCTTTATATGCATCTATAAAATCACTACAAAATGTTTTAGCAGATAAGTCTTCTAATTCTGATATAACAACAGCTTTAACAGCTATAAATACAGAACTAGATGAAACTCAAGCAGTATGTGATTTAATAAATAATCAAATTGATTCAGCGGTATCACAATTATCAGAATCTGTTACTCAAGTAGATGCAGGGGTAGATACTGCTTTATCAGCTATGGCAACTGCCGCTGGAAGAATAAACACCGCAGTTGGTTTAGCAAATGCAGAGTTTGATAAGTCAGATACATTGTTAAGTTTAGGAGAAGCAGACTCAGAAGGAGATGTTAATACTGCATTAACGGCTATAAATACGGAAATAGATGAGTGTTTGTCTATAGCTGATAACGCTCATGCTGAAATAATATTGGCAAACGCAGAAGTAGATTTAGCAAAAGCAGAAGTTGTCTTAGCAAATGCTGAGGTAGATAAAATGTCTGCAGAAATAGATTTAGCAAATGGGCAAACAGATTTAGCTGATACAGAAGTAGATAAGATGGCTGCTGAGGTAGCGTTGGCAAATGCTGAATTAGACGAAGCAGTTACGTTAGTAGATTCAAATATAGATACCGCAACAGCAGCAATTAATACTGCAGTAGATAGAGTTAATACGGCTGTTCAATTAGCAAACACTCAATTTGATAGTGCTGTTACTTCTAACACGGCAGAAGATATTGAACTTGCCTCTTCTCAAGTAAATGCTGGTAGTGGTTTTATATCAGAGGCTAACGCTGCTATTTCAGAGGCACAGGGTTATGTGTCAGAAGTATCAGCAAGAGTTCAGCAAGTAAACGCTCAAGTCAATGTT